ATACTAAAAAAACCTTTCAAGAATTTTTAACAAAGGGGGAGATTCCTAATCTTCTCCTATCTGGACCGCCTGGTATCGGTAAGACTACAGTTGCCAAAGCTTTGTGTAACGAATTAGGAGTAGACTTTTATGTCATCAACGGATCCGATGAAGGACGTTTTCTCGATACGGTCAGAAACAATGCGAAGAATTTCGCTTCGACCGTTTCGCTTACATCAGATACTAAACACAAAGTCATCATCATCGATGAGGCTGACAACACAACAAACGACGTACAACTCTTACTTAGGGCGTCTATTGAGGAGTTTAGTAAGAACTGTCGATTCATCTTCACATGCAACTACAAGAACCGAATCATCGACCCCCTACATTCTCGATGCTCAGTTGTTGACTTCGCAATCACCAAAAAGAACAAACCTGCAATCGCAGGAGAATTCCACAAACGTCTTACACAAATCTTGGATCTTGAGGGTGTTAAGGCAAATCCGCGTGTCCTTGCTGAACTCGTAACTAAACACTTCCCTGATTGGAGACGTGTTCTTAATGAGTGTCAGAGATATTCTGTTGGTGGTGAAATTGATACAGGTATTCTAGCCGCATTTTCGGAGGTAAATATTAATGATGTCATTAAAAACATCAAAGAGAAAAAGTTTCCTGAAGTTCGTAAATGGGTTGTCAATAACTTGGACAATGATTCTACTGTACTTCTGCGTCGTATTTACGATGCTCTGGTTGAGACCCTTGATGGTCCTAGTGTTGCTGCTGCTGTCCTCATTGTTGCTAAGTATCAGTATCAAGCTGCCTTTGTCGCGGATCAGGAAATCAATCTTCTCGCGGCGTTGACTGAATTGATGGTTGAATGTGAATTCAAATGATTAGTGAAAGTGAATTGAAACATCTACGTCTCCAAGCGTGGTTGCGAGAAAATAAGTGTGACGACTTAGAATATCTTGGAGAAAAAGAAGGTGAACATTGGTATCGAATAGGTCCACATGAAATCACCGCAGACCAATTTGAAGACATTGAATTAGTGGAGGATTTATCCAATGAATATTAGGTTGCTAAGAATTACTACTGGTGAAGAAGTAGTAGCTGAAGTTGTTTCCGAAGATGAGAAAACAATCACTGTTAGGAATGGTTTGGTTGTTCTTCCCAATCAGGGAACATATGGTTTTGCTCAATGGGCTACGGTGATTAATCCTGATAAACCAGACATCACTGTTGGTAAAGAATTCATTATCTATAATGTAGAAGTTGCAGAACCAGTAGTCAAACAATATACTCAATTGTTTGGCGACAAAGTATTGACAACCCCACCTGAGAAAAAACTGATTCTGTGATGATTCACCACTACAACGCAGACCCCAACATCACATTCCCGATTTCCATTATGGTTATCGTGATCTTGTTTGTGATCTATGGTGTTTATAAAGGGTTCTTCGCTAACGAGGGACTTGAGGATCCATTTGATGACCACGACCATTAAGAACTATGATTTCTATGGCGAACGACTATACCCTAGTTAACTGGGATTATGTTGAACAACATCAGAGTGAGTTTATAAGTGATTTGACTCATTCCCATGAAGCATTGACTAAGTTTGGTATAATCAATACTACTGGGAATTATCACGAATATAATATCTTTGGTGCCACTTCTCCATCTGTACATATGTACAAGTTGTTCTCTGCCTTACGGGCAATCATTAGAGACAAACTTGGATATGATGATAGGTTGTGGATTCAATCTTGGGTAAATTTTCATACTCGGGATCAAGTCCTAGATTGGCATAATCATGATGCCAAATGGCATGGTTATGTAAGTATCGATCCTAAAGATACTACAACTGAATTCGAACGTGGATTCAAAATTGAAAACAAAGTAGGAAACATATATCTGGGCCCTGGTTACAATCGTCATAGGGTGGTAAATAACTCTGAGTATGATGGTGTAAGAATTACCATTGGGTTTGATGTTTTAACTGACTCTCCAGATACAGATCCTTCTCACAACTTTGGTTGTATTCCTCTTTTATAATTATGCAGTTATGTGAAACCGATGCCGCTTATGCAGCAGGTAAGTTCATTGATTACTTCTCTAATAAGGGAAGGATTGATGAATATCTTCGTAATGTCAAGTTAGATAGAATTTCTCAACAGACTCCTAGTCTGCCTGGGTTTGGTCCAGAGGACGATATGTTCTCTGATTTTGACATGCACCCACAAGACATGAACTTTAAAGTTTATGCAGCAGGAGAGAAAGATAGTTTCAGTAATGAGTTCTTTAATGAACGACTTCAGATTACTACGTCTCATGCAATTGAATCTTCTGTGCCTGGTAAGTCCCTGAAGTGGATTGTACAGGAGACCAATACAAAAAAGATTGTTGGGTTCTGTAGATTTGGATCACCTACAATTAATTCTAAACCTCGTAATGATTGGTTGGGTCAAGTTCCCGAACTTACTAGGTTTAATCGACATGCAATTATGGGATTCATTATTGTTCCCACTCAACCCTTTGGCTTTAATTACCTTGGAGGTAAGTTGTTAGCCTTAATGTGTTGTTCACATACAGCAAGAGAGAAGTTAAATAGTAAATATAATGCAGACATCTGTCTCTTTGAGACCACCTCTCTGTATGGGTCTACAAAGTCCTCCTCTCAGTATGATGGACTCAAACCCTACATGAGGTACAAGGGACTCACTCAGAGTGATTTCACACCCCTTCTGCATGATGATATATTCAAGGATCTGAACCGATGGTTTATAGCAAGGAACAACGACAAACTCCTAGTAAAGGAGGACGCATCCAGTCGCAAGTTGAAGACCCAACAAAAGATGATCGCAATCATCAAGAAAAGCTTACCTTCTCAAAAGGCTGTGGAGTTCCAGACTGCGATTGTAAATGCAAAAAATCTGACTGAGAAGAAAAGATTCTACATGTCGGACTATGGATTCAGCAATGCTCGTGAAGTTATTCTTGGTACACAGGAAACTCTGTGTCCTGGGCAGAATTATGACAAGTTCCACATGGAAAACATAATTGAGTGGTGGAGAAAGAAAGCTACAAATAGATATAACAATCTCAAAGCGGATGGTCGCTTACGCACTGAGTTAGAAACTTGGAATAGAAACCCTGAAAACATTGACATCATTAGATAATGGAACTTAAAGACTGGTTGAACTCAATCAACTTCAATAAAAAAAATCTCTTAGAGGAAGATCCTCTAAGAGAGAAGAAATACCCAGCATTTATCATCAACAAATGTCTTTCGGGATTCGTTGATACTGTCATGTTTTCTAATGAGATCAACCAGTATCCAGGCCTCGACAACAAGCTACAATATGATTTTTATCTAAATAGTATCAGGAAGAAAAAGAGATTCTCTCCTTGGCTCCGAAAGGATAAAGTTCAAAACCTTGATGCTGTCAAACAATACTATGGTTATAGTAATGAAAAGGCGCTGCAAGCTTTGAAGATTTTAAATAAAGATCAACTCAAATTTATTAAAGACAGATTGAATGTTGGAGGTGTGAAATGACTGCATTTGCAGAACCTGAAGTTACATGGTCGCCAGACCAAATGGTAGAAGTTACTCTGAATGAACCAGATGACTTTTTGAAAGTACGAGAAACACTCACTCGTATTGGGGTGGCCTCCCGTAAAGAGAAAAAGATCTATCAGTCATGCCACATTCTACATAAGCAAGGCCGATATTACATTGTACATTTCAAAGAGTTGTTTGCTCTGGATGGCAAGCACGCTAATTTAACTCTTAATGATGTACAACGTAGAAATAGAATTATTAATTTACTATCAGATTGGGGACTGATCAGTATTGTGTCTCCTGAGAGTACGTCAGATGTTGCTCCATTGAACCAAATTAAGGTTCTTTCTTATAAGGATAAGGGTGATTGGACTCTAGAGACTAAGTATAATATCGGCAAGAAAAAGAAAGCAGAAGTTTAATGTATATGATGCCTCCCTGCTCACCACCGCAGGGATCTTCGTCACCCTTTGTCTTTGCTGAAGGTGTGTTTTCGAACGATCAATTGAATTGGATCCTTCAATATACTCAAGGTATGGAGCTTCATACTGGAGGAACCGTAGAATATAAAGAAAATTATAGAAAATCTTCTGTCTGTACTCTTGAAAATGGTCAAGATTTGGGATGGTTATTTAATGCAGTAGGTGATGTAGCACATAAATTAAATTCATCTTACTATAGATTTAATCTTTCTGTACTTGACACCATTGAATATGTTGTCTATAACGGAGATGAAGATGGGAGATACGACTGGCATCAAGATTACAGTGAAGGATTAGCACCTTCCCGTAAATTAACAATAGTCATACAACTTAGTGATCCTTCAGAATATGAAGGAGGTCAATTAGAACTTTTTCCTGAAATCCAAATACCAAAACAGAAGGGACTATTTGCAATGTTTCCTTCATTTGCCTATCATAGGGTAACACCCGTACTTTCTGGGACAAGAAAAGTCTTGGTTGCATGGATTTGGGGCCCGCCATTCAGTTAACCGAACATAATAAGAGGGTTTGCAACACCTCGTTTTAGAGCGAAAGTATTATAATTAGTAGTGTACGCCTTAGGGGTACACACAATCAAATCTCGCTTTAAAAGGAGAAGTACAATGGGAAACTTAACACGCTATACTACGGCTGATCTTCCTGCATTAATGGATAGAATCACCCGTAATGCAATTGGTATGGACGATTATTTCGACCGTATCTTTGCTTTAAATGAATCGACATCAAACTACCCTCCCTACAACTTAGTTCAAGTTAACAACGTAGAATCTCGTTTAGAAATTGCTCTTGCAGGATTTAAAAAGGAGGAGGTAAATGTCTACACAGAATTCGGAAAACTATACGTCACTGGAAACAAAGAGTCCGACGAATCCGAAACTAGATATGCCCATCGAGGTATTGCTCAAAGAACTTTCACTCGCGGTTGGACGCTCAGCGACGACACGGAGGTTAGATCAGTTACTTTTGAGGATGGGCTATTGACGATTGACTTGGGGAAGGTAGTGCCTGACCACCATGCACGGAAGGATTACTTATAAATACTTAAGAATATCGTCGCCGCAGGGGGTAACTGGCAAAGACCAGTTGACACCCCCCTTTTTTTGTGTCATAATATATTTGTTGAGTTGATCACTCAACGGGGAGTGACTGAATAACCCTGTTGGAATTAGGCGGGGTAATGTAAATGGTTAGAGGTGGTGCTCGCTGCTAGGAATAGTAGAACCCCGACCAAGGGAACCATTGTTGTTATGTACTAATTTTCGCTTTAGCGATTCCCATAGCATGAGGGTACGAAGTAATCCCTCCTCCCACCCTACTTAACTATCAAAGGATGAAATGGCTATCAAACTTTTGCTCTTGAAATCAAATGAGGAAGTTATTGCAGATGTACAAGAGTTGGTAGATGAGAATGAGAAGCCAATCTTTATGGTATTGACCAATCCTTTCATCGTTAAGTTGGTTGAAGACCCAGAATTATTGACTGAAGGAAAGGAATCTGGACCACCTAGATATAGTTGCAGGTTCTATCAATGGATGCCGATGTCTGCCGAAAATCGTATCCCTGTTGATCCAGAGTGGATTGTTACTGCTGTAGAACCACTTGAAGCTGTGAAAGAATCCTATAAGGAGAAAATGGATGGACTCGGAAACTAATGTACAAATCCTTATCTTAAAGAATGATGAGGTATTGATTACTCAGATTGAAGAAGTTCTTGCTGATATCGGTCAACCGAATTGCAAACTTACTTCCCCATATAAAATCTTAGGTAAACACGAAACAGATCTACCACCACAAGAAAGATTGGTTCCTTGGCTGGTAGACTATACGGACGATAATGTTATAATGATGTCGTCCGAGAGTATTTTAACACTCGTCGAACCACACAAATCACTTATTGACGCCTACCTGAAACTAGCAACGACATGAGGTTCTACACTAACGTTTTCCTAATTGGTAATGACATTTTAGTAAGAGGATATGAGAACGGAAAACACTTTAGTGATAGACAAAAGTATCAGCCAACTCTCTTTGTCCCTACAAAGAAACGGTCTAAGTACAAAACTCTAGAGGGTGAATCTGTAGAACCCGTCAAACCTGGCAGTATTCGTGATTGTCGTGAGTTCATCGACAAGTATAATTCTGTTCAGGGATTTCGTATCTATGGTAATGAGAGATATGCACATCAGTTTATCTCTGATAATTATCCCGAGAATGAAATCAAGTTTGATATCAGTAAAATTAAACTAATCACAATTGACATCGAGGTTGCTGCGGAGAGTGGATTCCCCGATGTTTTTAATTGTGCAGAAGAATTGCTTCTAATTACGGTTCAGGATTATACCACTAAACAAATCATCACTTGGGGAACCCGCCCATATGAAACGGACAGGAAGGATTATAAGTATATCCATTGTTATACAGAAACTGATCTGATTGAAAAGTTTGTTCGGTGGTGGGAACAGTATTCTCCAGAAGTTGTTACTGGATGGAACTGTGAGTTGTATGATATTCCATACCTTATGGGACGTATGGAACGTATCATGGGCGAGAAGTTTGCCAAGAGAATGTCTCCTTGGAATATTACTCGACGAAACGAGTTTACGATCATGGGACGCAAACAGATCGGATATGATCTCGCTGGTGTTTCTGTGATTGATTATCTGGATCTCTATAAGAAGTCACCTGCAACTCCTAACCAAGAGAGTTATCGATTGGATCATATCGCCTTTATGGAGTTGGGACAAAAGAAATTAGATCACTCTGAGTTTGATACATTCCGTGAGTTTTATCATGGTAACTGGCAGAAGTTTGTAGATTACAACATCGTTGACGTGGAACTTGTTGATAAACTTGAGGATAAACTACGTCTTATTGATTTGTGTTTCACTCGTGCCTATGACGCAAAGGTAAACTTTAGTGATATTGCTTATCAGGTTCGAACATGGGATGCAATCATTTATAACTACCTAAAGAAAAAGAATATTGTCATTCCTCAGAAGGAACGTAATCAGAAAGATGATAAGTATGCTGGTGCATACGTTAAGGAACCTAAGCCTGGTAAGTATGATTGGGTGGTTTCTTTTGACTTGAACTCACTGTATCCGCATTTGATTATGCAATACAATATCTCACCCGAGACTCTAGTTGAAACTCGTCATCCTTCTGCTACTGTAGATAAACTTCTTAATCAGGATATTACTTTTGAAATGTATTCTGATTATGCGGTATGTGCCAATGGTGCAATGTTCCGCAAGGATGTGAAGGGTTTCTTGCCCGAGTTGATGGAGAAGATGTACAAAGAACGTGTCGTCTTCAAGAAGAGAATGCTTAAGGCAAAACAAGAGAATGAAAAGAATCCAAGTATCGCACTGGAAAAAGAAATTGCAAGATGCAATAACGTTCAAATGGCCAAGAAGATTGCTCTCAACTCTGCCTATGGTGCGATTGGTAATCAATACTTCCGCTATTATAAACTAGCAAATGCGGAAGCAATTAC